TGCCAGCCCACGACGGCGGCGCTGGCAGCGGTGCTTTTAAACCAGAAGTTGTCCATCCACTGATCAACGCCGGTGTTGACATCGCTCATGGACTCATACGCTCGCATCACGGCGCTGGTGGTGGTGGTGTCGTCCACACGCAGATACTGGCGGGTGCTTGCCAAGTTGGGGCTGCGGTACACGGCCAGATTGGTGCCGCTGAACACCTTGGCCCAGCCAGCGGGGGCGATCTTGACGCTGATGCTGCCAGTGGCGGTTTGGTCGGCCAGTGCGGTGGCAAAGGTGATGGTGTTGCTGGTGGTGGCCAGCACGCGCTGCTCACCATTGAGCCCGGGAGGTGTGGCACCTGCTACCAGCACCACCCGGTCAGCAGCGGCACTGGGGGTGCTGGCTACGGTGAGTGTGGCAATGCCGCCTGATACCACCAGACCAGAGACAGCCTGAGTGCCAAAACCTGTGACCAAGCAAGCATCCAACACGCCGATCAGCGCACCGGCAGTGCCTGATAACTCGGGGGTTGAGAGGTCGGTGCTGAGGTAGTACTTAACTGATGTGGTCATGGGGTGCGTCCTTTAAGGCCTGTCAACGTCGCCACGCGACAAGAGGGTGAATGAATGCTGGGTGCCGGTGTTGGGCCCTTGCTGCACGGTGCGCACCACCCACACGGGCGTCATGGCCCCCACGGTGTTAAAGCGCAGCACGTTGCCGACGCTCCAGCCCCCACCGATTTCCCCCCACCCAGCAGGGGTGATGTAGAAATAGTCAGCATTGGTGGCACGGTTAAGTGGCGCACAGGGTGCGTTCACAGAACCCGTCCCAGCAAAACCGACGTGTTCACCAAAGATGTTGAAGGTGGAGGTGTTGGTGAACACCAATGCCCAGCGCTCGGTGACTGCGCCTTTGTTGGTCACCACAATGGGCGCCAGCACGTCATTGAAGGTGCCCGTGGCCGCGCTACCGCTGACTGAATCGGCCCAGGTAGTGCCGTTCCATGTGCCTTGGTCAAACAGCACTGAGACGCGGCTTTTAAGGTCGCCCGCCACCAGGGCGCTGGACAGGTAGCTGCCCAGCGGGTAGTCATGCGTGATGGCGCGGGTGAAGGTGACCTCGCCACTGATCTGGGCCTCGCGCACCACGGCCATGTCTTCAATGCGATGCTCGATGGTGACGGGCTGGCTGTAGCCTGCCACGTCGGTGAAGGTGACGGTGCCGGCCTCAAGGTTGGTGGTGTAGCCGGTGCTGATCACTGCCCCATTGAGGCCCACGACACGCACGCGGCTGAGGCGCTCGCGGGCGCAGTTGACGGTTTGGGCGTTGGACACGGTGGCGGTGATGGTGCCAGTGTGGCCCACCACGGCAAAGCCCCCGGCCCTGAAGATGGGTACCCGGCCATCACTGGGCAGGCGCACTGGGTCGATGCCCAACAGGTCAGCATCAAGGGGCAGGTAGCTGTAGGCTACGGCGTTGTAGCGCAGGCTGGCCAGCATGGCCAGATCAGCCGGGGTGGTGGTAAGGCCCGCAATGCCCAAAAAGGCCAGGTCCACATTGAGGGCGGGGTCGCCAGCGGGGTTGACAAAATACAGCTCAACCAGGCCATATTGGTAGTCAACCCGGCCCTTGACCCGCGTGCCGTTGATCTTGCCATTGGTGTCGGCGGTGACGTTAAAGGTGGTGCCGTCTTGCATGGTGCCCAGCGCGCTGACGCTGGCCGGGCGCAATGGGCTGCTGGCGGTGCGAAAGGTGCTGGCAAAGGCGGTGAACGGTGCTGCTGTGCCCACGCTGGGCGGGGCGATCAGGCCACGCCAGTCCACCAGGGCCGAGCTGGCACCGGTGGGCCAGGCGCTGATGAAGACAGCCCCGAGCGCGCCTGATACGTTGCCCGCTGGTGTGCCCCCGCCGGTCAGCGGGTTGATGTCTTTGAGCAGGGTGCCGTCTGTGAGCTGGCTGTAGCGGCTGGCGCCCAGCGCAAAGCCGACACCGCGCAGGGTGTAGCCGGGCACCATGAGGGTACGGGCCAGGTACTGCGACACGGCGACGGTGACTGAGTTGCCAGCCCCCGCCGTGTTGCTGTAGGTGATGTTGGCGCTGGTGGCGATGGCAACGGTGCGGCTGGCGGCCCAGAAGGTAACGGCACTGTCCCAGGTATGCATCCAGCTGTAAATGCCGCCGGCACCTCCGTAGTAGGTGACTGAGGGCGGACCCTCCATGTCGGTGTTGAGAAATGCGCCGGCGGCAAAGTTGACCACGCCGGTGCTGTAGTTGATGCTTCCCGCCAGTATTTTTTGGCGCTGGTCAAACCACTGCAGGTTACCAGCACCGTCGTCTGTGACATTGAGCACGGCGAGGCGCTGTTTGAATGACAGTTTGGCGTTGGCCTCTGCAGTGTGGGCGTAGTTAAAGATCACGTCCACGTCAAAGCTGACGCTGCCCGGGGTGATGTTGGTGGCACCGATGCTGCCCCCGGCTAAGGTGACGGCGGTGGCGGTGGCGGCGCTGGCAATGTTGGTGGCTACGGTGAACAGGGTGGCGGGGGCGGGCAACACGTTGGGGCTGATGCGGATGATGCCCAGGGCATAGTCCACGGTGCCGGTAGCATCACCAGACAAGACGCCGGTGCCGGTTTCGGTGGCGGTTTTGGTGGTGTCCCAGGTGATGGTGATGGAGGAGCGGGCGTATGACTTGCTGCCTTTTTCTTCGCTCAACGCACCGTCTGAGTTGATGGGTACATAGACGCGCCCGGTGTTGGCCAGCAGGGTGTTGCTGGCACCCACGGTGGTGGCCTGGCTGTAGCTTTGCACAATGATGCTTGAGCCCACGTCTGGCAGGGCACCCAGGGTAACGCTGACGCTGCCGGTGCTGTAGTTGAGGGTGCCGGCACCGTAGGCGCTGCTGATACCGCTGAGCTTGCCAGAGCCGTCGTCGCGTAGCACATACCAGCGCCCTTGCGCCAGGTAGCTGATGCTGAGCGTGCGGGGCACGGGCACGTCAACCATGACCAGGGTGTAGTTGAGGGCGCGGCTTTCGGCCGTAACCCGGATGGCGCGCTGGTCACTGATCAGGTCTGGCACGGTGGCCGGTACAAAGGTGACGCTGTGGGTACCCGTGCCGGTGCCCCACACGTCGGTGCTGAGTTTGACAATGCCGTTGTCGTAGTCCACTTGCCCCACCTCTGCGCTGGCACTGATGAGCAGGCCGCCGGCGTCGGTGGCGGTAATGCCGCTGCGGGTGATGCTCAGGCTGCCGGGGTAGATGGGGCCGCCGACATACATGCTGGTGCTGGTGGTAAAGCCCAGGCTGAGGCTTTGCACCACGGGCGCGCCGGTGGCCACCAGGGCGGCACTGAGGCCGTTGGTGCGCACGTCGGTGATGGGGATTTCGGTTTGCGCGCTGGGCACCAGCTGGCTGTAGACGCTGGTGGCGCTGACGGTAAAGTCGCCCATGCTGGCGGTTTGCGACAAGGGGGCCACGCCCACATAGGTGCCGGCATCAGCCACCACGGTGTCGCGCAGGCGTGCAGCGTTGGTGATGCGGGCAAGGGTCTTGCTGGCCGGGCTGCCTAGCATGTCGTTGCGCAGGGCATCGCTGATGCTCAGGGTGACGACCGCCTTGTCGTAGGCGTTACCGTTTTCGTCGTAGAAGGTGCGGGTGACGGACTCTACGGCGGTGGTGCGGATGTATTGCTGCAGCTCGTTGGACAGGCCCTCATATTGCACCAGCACCAGGGTTTGACCGACGGCGGGCAGCTCTGTGTTGACTTCTTGCAATATTTGCACGCTGCGCTGTCCGGCAATGTGGTTTTCATACAAGATGCCGGGCCACAAAGGGCCGCGGTTGAGGTAGCTTTCGACCCGGCTGGCGGCCTCTGTGCGGCGGTCAAAGGTGCTGTCGGTGGTAAATAGTGTGATGCTGACATTGGGGTCGGCGGGGGGCTCGGCGACGATGATGTTGCTGCCCATGTAGGTGTCGGTATCCAAGGTTTGCACGGTGACGTGCAGCTTGCGCATGTTGACGCGGCCACCGGCGCGGTCGAGCTCGCTGATGTCGGGGAAGATGGCGTTTGACACGCCGTCAGCGATGACGATTGCCGTGGGGGCGCCGCCGCCCTCGGGCACGTCGTTCATGACTTGGCTTGCCACCAGTTTGATATCGCCTGCAAGGATGGGCATGGGTTAGAGCTCCAAAAAACGTAGGGTGGGCACATACCAGTCGTCGCTGGCAATGGAGCCGTCTTGGTAAAACAGCACGGGCAGGCCTTGCAGGGCTTCGCGGCTGTGGTCAAACGTGACGCTGTGGGCCACACCGCGCAAGGTAAGCACCAGCACGATGCCAGCGGTGCGTGCCCAGGTGTGGAGCTGGTCGACCACGGCGCGGGTGCACCAGGTTTTGTCCATGGCGCCCTCTAGCGTGATGGGCCGGCCGGCTTGCTTGGTGGCCTCTTCGATCAGCAGCGCGCCGGTGGTGGTGTAGGTGGTGTTTTGCACCACCGGGCTCCAGGTGTATTCGTCTGCCCAGTTGAGGGCGTCGGGCAGGGCGAGCGTGGTGCTGCTGGCGGTATGGGTCAGGGTGATGGCCATGGTGGGTTAGACCCCTGCGGTGGCTTTGGCTCGGGCGAGCTGGTCAATGATGCGGGTCAAGCTGCTGGCATCACTGTCGCTGGCGACGTTGACTGTGCCGTAGTTGGGGATGTTGACGGTGTAGGTGTTGCTGGTACCAGCGCGGCGGTCGGTGTCGGCAGCGCCTGGTGGGGTGGTTTGCTGGTTGGCGGCGGCACTGTCGGCGGCGGCTTTGGAGGTGTCGATGTTGCGCTGGCGCTGGGCGCGGGCCTGTGCGGCGTCGCGCTCTGCTCCCGTGCTGGCGAGGGCGGTGTCTGACAGGTTGCCTTCGGTTTTGTTTTTGGCAATGGCGTCTGGGATTTTGAAGCCTTCGTAAAGCTGTTTGGTTTTGGCAATGGCTTCGCGCAGGTCGGTGGCGGCGGTTTGGTTTTTTTCAAACACGGCCTGGTCAAGCAGGGTTTGCAGCTCTTTGAGTTTGGCTTCGTATTTGCGCCGCTCGATGTCGTCGTAGTTGGCGTTGAGCTGGTCGAGCTCGTCTTGCACACTGGTAAGCGCCGTTTTGGCGGCGTCGCTCATGGTCTGCATTTTTTGGGTGGCGCTGTCGATGGCGGCGCGCAGGGTTTGCAGGTTTTGCTCGCCCAATCTGGCAACGCCTTCGCTTGCAAGGGAGGTGGCCCACTTCAGTTCGTCAGCGGTGTTGCCAGCAGTGCCGAGCTCTTTGGCCAGGGTGGCGACCTTTTGGTTGATGGCCTCCATGGGGTCAAAGGCTTTGGCGATGGCGTTGCCACCAGCGGCTACGCCCTGGGTGGCCGCAGCGGCATTGCGGGCGCTATTGGCGGCTTCGTCAGTGGCTTTGCGCACGTCGTCAAGCGACTTTTTGGAGGTGGCCACCGCGCGTTCAGCAGCGGCTACGGCACGCTCTGCGCCTTTGGCTTCGGCGTCCAGCGCGTCGGCGTGGGCGTAGGCCTCTTTGGCGGCACCGGCTTTGGCAATGGCGTTGACGCGGGCCTCTGCGGCCTGCGCTTTCATGGCGGCGGTGACGGTTTCGGCGTTGGCTATTTCGGCAGCAATGGCAGATGCAGCTTCAGCAGCGGCGCGGGCTTCGGCGGCTTTGGCGTCGGCAGTTTCGCGGGCGGCTTTGGCCTCTTCGCGCTTGGCCTGGGCCAGCACTTTGGCGTATTCAAGCTCGGCTTCTTTGACTTTTACCAGGGCTTCGGCGGCGCCGAGTTCGTCGCCACTGGCTTTGGCGCTTTCGTAGGCGGCCTGGGCTTCGTCAACACCGGCTTTGGCGTTGTCTACCTTGGCCTGGGTTTCGGCGCTGAGGGTGTCGGTCAGGCCTTTGCTGGCGTTGTCTACAGTGTCGATGGCTTTGGCTGATGCCTGATTGAGGTCATTGACCAGCTTTTGCTTGTCGAGGTAATCGCCGGTGGCAGCAGATAGGCCATCAACGGCTGATTTGGCACCGGTCATTGCTTTGGTGACCACCTTTCCGGTGCTGTCGGTCTGGAAGGACACCTTGGCCATGGCGGCCTCGGTTTTGAGGGCGCCTGAGACTATGCCGCCGTTGGCGGCGATGGCTGCGTCGGCATATTTTTTGAACGCAGTTTGCAGGCCTTCAGCGCTGGCCTGGCCGCTTTTTTTAATGAGTTCAAAATCTTTTTGTGCGGTGCTAGCGGCTGTGACAAGTGCTTCGGTGGTTTGTATGCCAGCGCGCGCAAATGCCTCGGCGATGGCTTTTGCATCGGCCTCAGCCTTTTTGCGCAGGTCTTCACTGGCGGCTTTTTGCTTGTCGGCGCTGCTTTGCACCTTGGCAGCGGCATCGTCTGCGGCGCTGCCAACTTTGGCAAGGCTGGTGGCCACTTGGTCAAATGCGCCCGCTGCAGGCGTGGCTTTGGCTGAAGCATCGGTGCTGCTGGTGGCCAGACCGGCATAGCCGTCGCGGGCCAATTGGGCGGCGTCGGCCACGCGCACAAATGCGGCGGTGGCCTGGGTGCCAAGCGCTTGTGATGCCGCCCATGTGGCATCGGCGGATAGTTTGATGTCGTCGGCAGCTTGCTTGAACGAGGCCGACAGGTTGCCAAAGGTGATCTTGGCATATCCGCGCATGATGAGCGCCAGGCCGCTTTGGATGTTGGACGCCACACCCGCAAAAGCCTCGCCCAACAGGTAGACCGCGCCCAGCACGGTGTTGGTGCCGGCGCTCATGACGCCATAGGCCAGCCGGGCGCTGTTGCCTGCCGCGCTGGCGTACTGGCCAATCTGTGTAAACACCTCGCCCGAGCGATCAGCAAAGGCGCGCAGGTCGGCGGCTACTTTTGTAAAGTCGATGCTTGCAACAAAGTTTTGCGCCCACTTGATGCCTGATGCAAATGCAATGGCAATCGACTCGCCAAATTTGGCTACCACGCCACTGCTGACGGCGTCAGAAAACGCAGCAGACAGTTTTTCGACGCCTTCTTTTAGCACTGGCAGCACTGGGGTGGCCAGGGCGTTTTTGACGGTGTCCCATGCGCTGGCAAGGCTGTTGAACGAGCCTTGCAGGTTGTTTTCCATCACCTTGGCTGTGGCTGATGCGCTGCCTGCGGCGTTGTCGAGCTTGCCCTTGAGGTCGTCCAGGGCACCAATGCCCTGGTTGAGCAGCGAGCGCAAGGCCGGGCCGGCTTCGGTGCCGACGGCGTTGATGGCCTCGCTACCTTTGGGGCCAGCAGCAGCCAATTGGCGCAGCGCCTGCTCAAAGTCAACAGTGGTGATTCCCGCTGCTGCCAGAGCGGTTTTGAACTTGCTGGCCGGGTCGGAAAACTGCGCCATGATGGCGTTTAAGGCGGTACCGGCGCGGCTGGCATCTATGCCTGCATCGGCAAACTTGCCAATGATGGCAACGGTGGTTTCAAGGCTAAGCCCCAGCGATTTGGCCAGCGGGGCGCTATAGCTGAGTGCTTGCGCCAGGCCGGTGACGCTGGTGTTGCTGGCGTTGGCACCCTTGGCCAGCACGTCGGCCACACGACCGGCGTCAGTAAACGCCAGGCCCATGCCCATGACTATTTTTGTGACGTAGTCTGAGGCCTCGCCCAGGCCAACGCCACCAGCCTGCGCCAGCAGCAGCACAGGGGGCAGCGCCGCTACGGCGTCTTTGGCGCTTAGGCCTGAGCGGGCCAGGTTGGCAAGTGCTTCAGCGCCTTCGGTGGCGCTGAACTTGGTGGTAGCGCCGGCGTCTTCTGCGGCTTTGCGCAGTAGCAGCATTTCAGCGGTGGTGGCGCCGCTGACGGCTTGCACCTCTGAGAGTTTGGCCTCTAGTTCGGCGGCACCTTTGACGGCCCCCACAAAGGCATTGATGCCAAAGTAGGCGGCAATTGCAGCGCCCACGGCTGACACTTTTGCACCCACCGAGCTAAAGACGCTAGATGCCTGGTCTTTGGCCCTGATGATGATTTCGACGGGGTTGATGGCCATGAGGCGCTAGGGTCTGTCAAAAAGGTCAAAGGGATGTCAATTTGCCGGCGCCTGCCCGGCACCCGATTACGCCAGCTTGACCCTGAAATACTGGCTAATCCCAGCACCGGTCTTGCTGGTGTCGGCCAGCACTTCGGCCTCAACCTCCAGATCCGCAAACTTGTCACCCAGCAGGCTCAAGGCCTTGGTGGGGCTGAGCTGGGCTTTGTAAATGTCCACAATCACCGGTTTGCCGCTGTTGGCTTCGTTGAGGCCTTCAAAGTGCAGCTCTAGCAGGATGGACGAGCTGGTCATGGCCTCGACCTTGTCATAGGCAGCAAAGGTGTAGTCGACCTTGAGGGCTTGCGCGTCGGTGATAACGCCGGTGGGGATGATGTAGATGCCGCCGGCACGTACCTCATAGTCGGTATTGGCCACATAGGCCGGGGTGCCCGAGGTGTGGCTGACGGTGACTGCGGTGGGGTTGGGGTGCAGCAACGGGATGATGGCACCCTTGTAGGCGGTGACGGCTTCGTCTGCCACGGTGGCACCGGTGACCGCAACTTCGGTACCAAACACGGCGCGGGCCACGTTGGTTTTGTTGAGGTCGTTCAGGGTCATCTGCAGCGTGGCCTCAGAGATGCGGCTGACGCTGGCATAGGTGCCGCCACCGGGCTTGCTGTAGTCTTTGAGCTTTTGCTTGTCTTCTTTGACGGACAGCTCAAGTTTGCTGGCGTTGCCAAGTTCCATGAGGCCTGCGGCAGAGCCCTGAATGCGGGCGTAGATTTTGCCGGAACCAAGGTAGGGGTAGTAAACGGTGTCGGTCATGATGGGCTTTCAGTGGTTTTGGGGGGGTTAGCCTTTGGTGGCAATATCGTTGCGTTTGGTTAGATACGTCAGCACATATCTGGCAGGCTGCCAGCTTGCGCTGACTTCAAATGCGTCAGAGTTCCAGTCGGTGTCGGTGGCTTCGATGCGCGATACCAGGTTGAGCAAGGGCTGGTGGCTGTAGAGCGCGGCATGAGCGCTGGCCAGCATGGCATCAGATGCCAGCGTTGCAGCAGAGCCGCTTGTGCCAGCCTGGCGCGATACGGCCACGATGCGCAGGGTAAGTGCGCGCTGGGTGCGTTCGGTCGAGTTGCTGGCAATGACAGCGTCAAGCTCTGGCAGCAGCACCAGCGCCGGGGTTTGCTCGCGGGTGAGTGGCGCATGCGGCTCGCGCAGGTAGTGGCCTGCGTGTGCGCTGGCGACAGTGGCCAACAAGTTGCCAACAGCTTGCAGGATTTGCTCGCGTATGGTGTTGCTGCTCATGCGGGCTCCGTGGCTTGAACCTGCTCTAGCACCAGGCGGGTTAGGCCTGCGGGGCCCAGGCCGTCTGGCTCGGCGGCGCGGATGATGTAGTCAACTGCGCCTACCGTGGCGTCCAGGCCTACCGGGCTGGCCGGGATGTTGGCAGTGAGTACGGTAAGCGTGGGGCGGCTGGCATCAAGGGCGATCTGGTCAAAGGCGGCGCTGGCGTAGGCGTTGGCAAACATGGCCGGCACAGATACCCCGTCGATTTTTGCCACGACGTTGGCCAGCATGGGCACCAGGGCGGTGTTCATGTCGGCTATGGCTTGGGCAAAGATGGGCAGGGGGGCGGCTGGCATGGTGCTTGGTGACTACGACAGGTGGGCTTTAGCCGACAGTGGCGCAGGCGCTGGCGTTGACGCGGTAAGGTACCGTGAGCGGGGCGCTTTGCAGCATGAGGTAGCGCACGGCGGGGTCTTGCTCAAGCCAGCTCTTGGCAAAGTAGGGAATGGCCTGGAAGCCGGCGGCTTCGTCGCGGATGGCACCGTAGGCGCGGGTGCCTTCGAGGTCTGGCCCCATGATCAGCACAGTTTTGGCAGGCAGGTAGGGGGTGAGTGCGCCAGTGGTGGGGTGCTCGTACCAGCCAGCGTAGACAAAGATGTCAAAGGTGCCGATGTTGCCCATGTAGCGTGCGCCTTCGCCGGTGACGGTGGCGTTGAGCTG